CAGACGCTGGTGGCGACGATCCGCTATCAGCCTGAGATCGAAAACGCCGGTCCAGACTGGCGGGCGAAGAACGGGCGGTCAGAGACCGTCTATGACATCAAATCAATCACGATCGACGAGCGGAAAGCCTTTGTCGACATTCTGATGGAAACGGGAGCGGTATCATGATGAACATCGAAATTCGCGGCATGTCTTTCTTTCGCAACGATGACGGCACTCACCCTTATCGTACCCTGGCGCTGGCTGAAGTCTATCTCCCCGACCTCGCGATGACCATTCGCGATGTCCGGCTTACGTGGTCGAAGGAACGCGGCTTCGTCACCCATGCGCCATCCTCGAAAGCCGTTGCTCGGCCAACGATCCAGTGGTTCCATCGGAGCGAGTTCGCGCAGCAGCTTTCGCGGCAACTGCGAGACATGTTCGAGCGCATGGGTGGCGAACTGCCTGCCGATATTCCTCCACGAGAATATCGGCGATCTGCCGCAGCGCGTCGTGTATCCGAAAGGCGCCGTGATCACGTGACGGGCAAGATCATCGGCCCAGATCAGTTTGATGATGGGAAGGAAGCCACAGCAGAGGAACTGGAGGCGGCGCGTGTCCTCGGCTGACTTCACCCCTCGCGGCCTCCGTCGTGCGGATGCGGCGCGGTACATCGGCATTAGCCCCACGCTTTTCGACCGCAAGCGGAAGGAGGGCGCAATCCCTCCACCGCGTGATATGTTCGGCGTCATGATCTGGGACCGACATGACCTAGATTCCCTTTTTGCGAAGCCTGTCTATACTGCGGTCAACGACAACAATTCGAACTACTGGGATAAGATTTGCGGCTTCGAAAACCAAAGTACGTGAACGTCTATCAGGACCGCCACGACAGACAGCGGATATATTACCGAGAGCCGGGAAAGCCGCAGGTGGCTTTGCCTGGCCCTTTGTATTCTGAAGAATTCTGGATCGCGTACCACAAGGCCCAGAAGGCCGAGCCGGTATCGGCTGGGAAGGCTCCGCCTGCCGGATCAATGGGCGCTGCCATCCAAGGGTACTACCGTAGTGCCGAGTTCGTGCAGCTGGCAGACTCGAGCAAGCAAGTATATCGCCGCATCCTCGATGCCTTCGCGAAGGAGCATGGTCATGCTCCGGTCGCCGGTATCCAGACGAAGCACGTCAACGTGCTGATCGACGGGAAGGCGGCGACACCGGCAGCCGCGAACATTCTTCGCAAGAGGCTGTCATCGGTTTTCGAATATGCCAAGTCGGTCGGGATGATCCAAGTCAACCCAGCAAAGGAAGCTAAGCGGATCAAGACGAAGTCCAAGGGATATCGCAGCTGGACAGAGGCCGATATTGCCGCTTACCGCGAGAAGTGGGCTGATGGTACACCGGAACGCATCGCAATGGAGGTTCTGCTGCATACCGGCTTGCGCAGGTCTGACGCGGTTCGCCTTGGGTGGGATCATATTGTCGATGATGCGTTCGTCATCAGCACGAAAAAATCCCAGGAGATCGTTGAACTGTCGATCCCGTTGCACACTGGTCTGGCCTTCATCTTCGATTTGCCACGAGGCAGGAAGACATTCATTTCGACGGTCTACGGCTCCGCCAGATCGGAAAAGGCCTTCACCAACTGGCTTCGGGAAGCGGCCCATGCTGCGGGTCTGCCCTCGAATTCGTCCCCTCATGGACTGCGAAAAGCAGCCTGCCGACGCCTTGCAGAATCAGGATGCACCGCTCTGGAGATCATGTCGATTACCGGACACCGAGACATTAAAGAGATCGAAAGGTACACGAAAGCAGCGGAAATGAAGCGTTTGTCACGTGCGGCTATGGCCAAATCAGAGCAATCGTTTATCATGAAATTGCCTAACCCAGATCAGCGGTTAGGCGAATCCTAG